CTCATAAATAGCAGAATTTTCATAAATCTCCTTGTAAAGAAAAGAGTGATAGAAGCGAGCACTGATAAACTAGCTAGACTTGAAAAAGTTAGAATCACTATACAAGATATTAAAGGACATATACAATTGCGTCAAAGTGTTTTGATAGACGGGAGAAATGAATCTGATATTGATTACGAATTTTTAATGAATGTAAATAAGTTAAATCAATCGTTACCTATGGAATTCATTGTTTTCTCAGGGGAGTATTCGCACATATGATCTTAGACGATGAGTGTAAGCCATGCGCGTCTGAAAAAAGCGCAGAAGAAAATAAAGAGTACAAAGAACTACCAGAGTCGCTTTGTTGCGTCGATGAAGCTAAAACCTCATCGCAGACATCCGAAGCAAAAATCATTAAAAAGAAAACTGTATATTGTCTCAGAGCATATGTAAGAAATATGACGAATGAAAAATACTGTTTAGTTCCGCCGCGCGGATGCACATAAATATGAAATAAAGGAGACAAAAATGGGGATGCCCGCATGTAGACTCGGCGACATTTGCACAGGACACGGATGCTATCCGCCTCGTCCTTGCGTGAGTGGAAGCGAAAACGTTTTAACAAACGGGAGACCGCAGCATAGGATAGGCGACGCATGGGCCGCTCATTGCTGCTTTGGATGCCATGCAAGCGTTCTAGCTTCAGGTAGCTCAACCGTGCTCATAAACGGCATCGGGGCAGGCAGAATAGGCGATGCCGTTGCATGCGGCAGCATTGTTATGACTGGGTCAGAAAACGTAATCATAGGTGGATAATGAAAGAAATCGTTCTTTACAAAGACTTGGATCTTTCTTTGATTCCGCATCCATTAACGGGGGATATCTATCCAAAGATAAATACCGAGGCCGTTAAACGATCGCTGCGTCATTTGATGTTTTGGGAAAAATGGGACGTCCCATTCTCATCAATACACCATAATCATCTCAGAGACGATCTCTTTGAACTTCCGAGCAATCCAGTTAAATCGAGCATCCGATCTAAAATTGAATGGCTTATAAAGACATTCGAACCAAGAGTTAAAATTAATGAAATAGATGTGGAATTGACGCGCGATGAATCTTCTTATGAAATAACGTTGATGTACACAATTCAAAGTTTGCTGATCGACGACAAAATCAGCTTCTACATCCAGAGAGTCAGGTAATGAAATCATTCCCCATAAATGGTTTAGATTTCGATGAAATAAAATCAAATTTTATCGAATTTCTTAAACAAGATCAAGCATACAAAGATTATAACTTCGACGCCAGCGGGATAAGCTCGCTCATTAATATTTTTGCATACAACGCCCATTACATTGGGTACTATGTGAAAATGCTATTGAATGAGAGCTTTATCGACAGCGCAACGCAGCGCGAAACACTGTTTAGTAAGGCGAAGTTGAACGGATATGTCCCAAAAGGCGTTCGCAGTGCTAGAGCTCGCGTCGTATTGACATGCGAAGCTGATATATCTCAAGACCCTGAGAGCAAAAGCGTAGTGATCCCTCGCGGGAGCTATTTCTCAGGCGCAAATACGAATAATGACAGTAGAACATTTTACGTAGTCGACGATGTTATCTGCTACAACAGAGAAGAATATAGTGGCCCCAATAATACACGTTTTGTGCGATATACTTCTCCAGAATTCACTGTTTATGAAGGAGTCATGAAAAAATGGAAATTTACAGTAAATTCATCCGAGATTGGCCAGCGATTTATCATAAAAGACAAAACAATCGACATTGACACTCTTAGAATAAATGTATTTAATGATTCAAATAGCACAGAAAAAACAGAATTTAAGTTAGCGAGCGATTTATTCGACTTGCAACCTCTTAGTAAAGTTTTCTACATAAGCACCAACGAAGACGGATATTACGAAATATTTTTTGGCAACGATCAATTTGGCGCTAAGCTAGGCAACGGAAATATGATTGAAGCCAGCTATCTTAGCTCAAAAGGCGAATCTGGTAATGGCTGCAAGTCCATGACATACGTTCAACCGCCACAGTCTGTATACACGAGAAATACCACGGCATTCTTTTCAGGGTTCTCAACCAATGTGACAGAAGTTAGTAATGGCGGGATGGACGAGGAAACTATTGATGATTTAAGATTCAATATTCCGAATCACTATCGTCGACAAAATAGAATCGTGACTGAAAGTGATTATAGAAGTATATTATTGAGCGAATTTAGAAATATTGACAGCATAAATGTTTGGGGCGGCGAAAAAAATTACATACGCGATTATGGTTCCGTTTTTATTTGCATAAAACCGAAATATGGAATGACTCTAAGCGGATATGCGCGAGAAGAAATCAAACGAATACTTACAAAATATGGCGTCGTCGGAATACAGCAAAAAATTGTTGATCCAGAATATATCAAATTAGACATAAATTTATTTGTGAAATTTAATCCGTCAATGACGTCTAAGAGCAGAGGCGAGATCGAGGGACTGATATATGACAGAGCTATAGCATACAGCAAAGAAAAATTAGATACATTTGACGCAGGGCTAAGTGAAGTTGACTTTTTGGACTACATTCGCCAAGGCGACCCGTCAATCACGAGAATCTACAGCACAAAAACGTTATCTAAAGCTATTACACTCACTTACCGCGCCTCAACTGAATACACAGTTATTTTCGGGAATAAAATCACTCAAGGGAGTTTGAAAAGCACAGGATTCACATACGGGAAAAACAAATGCAGGTTTATCGATGACGGAATCGGCAATCTTTGGGTAACGGTCAACGGAAAAAATCTAATGAATACGCCAAATGGATCAGTTGATTATGATAACGGCATTATCAAATTCACGCTTGATCTTGATATCATTAGCGACACGGATTTCAATCAGACTACTGGGCTTGTCGAATTTACAGCAAATCCAGCTCTAGCTGACATCGACACATATTTGAATAATATAATCTTATTCAATAAAATCAAAGTGAATGTAACTCATGCATAATCCACTATATCCCAAAATAGATAGCAGAATTCCCGATTTCATAAAATCGGAATATCCTGCTGCGCATAAATTGATAATCGATTTCTATAAGTGGCTTGAAGAGGATGGGAATTTTATTCGAGTGCTATCAGAATTCAAAGCTGGCCAAGAAGTCAATAATCAAATTGATCCTTATATTGACTATATCATGTCTGAATTAGGATGGGCAATTAATCGTCCATTAACTATCAGCAAAAGCGCATTAGTTTCATCGCTAAGAGATTTTTATTTGAGTAGAGGTAGCGAAAATAGCTTCAAATACCTATTCAAGGTTCTATTCGGGGAAGAAGCTAGTATAAGCTATCCGAGGGAACGTTTATTCACACTAAGCAACGCAAACTACAGCACAGATCATTGGATTTTAACGACTGCAACGAATCTTGGGACCAGCATTTTTAATGAAATTATTGGCAGCGATTCATTGAGCGCAATGATCACAGGTCAAAAAAGCAAAACATCGCTTCCAATTGAAAGAGTTACCCCGATCATATATGACGGCGAACAATACTTAAAAATTTTGGTCGATGAAACTAACCTTGACTTCAAACCGAATGAAACCGTTATTATATCTAATGGCGAGTACTCGGTTTTTGAAACGATTTTTGCGTGCACTAGACTCACCATTAAAACTCCAGGCAATTCATATAAACCTGGAGACGTTATATCGATTCATGGCGCATCAATAAAAGGATTCGCTGAAGTAAAAGACACTTATGGCGGAAGTATATCACACATCACAATTGTCAATCCAGGGACGGGGTACGCAGTAGGCGATCAGATTAAAACTGATCTTGTTGAAAAAGGGTGGGGATTTTTCGCGACTGTCAAAGAAGTTGGACCTAAAGGCGAAATTCGGAAAATCAAAATATGGAGCCACGGTTATGATTATGTCGTCATACCAAGTTTAATAATACGGTCAATAAAAGGCAAAGGCGCAGCAATTATCGCTAACAGCGAAAATATCGGCGGAATAAAAGCCACTAACATAATCGATCAATATTGGAAATTTAACACACAAAGTCCGGTAGCGGAAATTCACAGTGTAGCTGGAAATGGAGCTGAAGTCGATGTTGACATAAGCGGATGTATAAGCAGAGACACTTCATCATATAAGAATGATAATGGATTTCTGGAAACTAATTGCATTTTACATGACAGCGATTATTTCCAAAATTATTCATATGAAGTACATAGCAGAGTTGCGTCTGCACACTTCAATGATGCGGTAGACGACTTATTACACCCAGTCGGATACAAGAGATATAATGTCTATTTCAATGAACTGGCAGCTGCATTCCCGCAAATTAGAGGCTTTAGCGAAATCATAATAATCAAAAATCTATTCCAGCCTTTGTTGTCCATGAAGCCATATCAGTCTTATCTGTATGACTCAGCATATATTGACCAGAAAAAGAATAGCACAATTTTCAGTATAAATAACATTGAAATGCTGAAATTCTCTACAAATCTAACATATCAAAATAAAGATTATGAGTCATTGACAACGCAATACCTAAGCGTGCGTCACGATACAGTCGACTATAAAACCATTGACCCTGAAATTTCTATCACAACGAATTGAGGAACATCATGCCTGCAAAATTCAGTCAAAATATTCGCAGTTTCACAAGCAATAGCTTTCTAAATTCACTGCGCGCTAAACAGCCAGATGCGTGGGCATCTGGTGTATCAGTTTCTGCTGGAAAAGTGGTATATTATGATAAAGTGAAATATGCAGCCACAACTTCAGGCACAACAGGCGGCAATCCTCCAACTCATCTAAGCGGAATTCAAAGCGACGGCGGCGTCGATTGGGTTTTTGTCGAGGCTATGCCTTTTAATAATAGCTTTCAAGGTAATCTCTTTTTATTCACTGGCAAGAAAACAGAATGGCAAGACGAAAATAATCCGCCTGCGCCGATTACAACCGATATGCAAGATTATACAACTCTGAATGATATTATCGGGCTAAAAAAGATTTCAAGCGATAATATCAAACTTGGCATCGTCAGAAACAATTGGACAAGCGGAGCAATTTATTCGCAATACGACAGCAACAAAGATCCGTTCGATCCCGCCGCATATGAGCATCCGTTTTTTGTAGTAACCGACGAATACAACATTTATAAATGTCTGAATAATAATAGTAACTCGCCGTCGACGAGCAAGCCAACTGGGACAGATGTTTCTATCATAAATCTGTCTGACGGATATGCATGGAAGTTCATGGGATCTGTTAGCAGTCAAGATGCCGCCAGTTTCTTGACTAGCGATTTCATTCCGGTTGAATATAAATCGTATAACGACGGATCCAGTCAATGGAATGTACAACAAACCGCAAAGGCGGAGAGTATAAGCACTTTTAACATTCTGACGCAACAAGGATCTTTTTCTTCGCCAGTTGTAACTGTTTTCGGCTCAGGGAAAAATGCAAATGCATTTGCAACCAGAACCCAAACAAATACAATCAGACAGGTTCTTGTTACTGACCCTGGGACTGGTTATGACGCAGAAACTTATGCGGTTGTGAAAGAAAGCAATGCAAGTGGCTCGGGTGCAGTTGTCACAGTTTCATCAATAGACCCCGACAAAAAAGCAATTCTGTCATGCACCGTTAATAACCCTGGCGGCGGCTACTCAAATGGAGCCATCGCTCTTATTACTGGCGACGGAACTGGAGCAACGGCGACAGTCACTGTCGCGTCAGACGGAACCATCCAGCAAGTGAACATAACGAATGGAGGGAGCGGATATACGACGGCGAAAGTCTGGATTATCCCTGGAAATGTCGGCGCAGTTGCAAAAGCGATTTTGGCGCCGATAAATGGTCACGGCAGCAATATTACAACTGAATTAGGCGCGTCATCGGCAATCGTTAGCGCAACTCTCGAGAGCAATAGCCAGTATTTCCCGAATGGCGCCGCAAACGCATTCCGTCAAATCGGGATTATAACCGACGTCGAAGATTCTTCTGGATTCGCGTATGCCCCTTATTACATCGGCCCAGCGCACCCTGATTTTGCGAATAGCTCTAGCACATTGAATAAAATTGTTCCAGGCAAAGGGTATATCATTTACTTGAGCAACGTTAAAAGCGTCACTCGAGCGGATGGTCAAGAAGAGCATATAAAAGTTGTTATTGTATTCTGATGATAAATAAAGCCAGTGCATCATAAAAGGTTTAAGCAGTATGACAATAAACGTCAATAAACAACCATATTTCGATGATTTCGATAATAAAAAGAACTTTGTGAGCGTTCTTTTTAAGCCATCGAAACCAGTCCAGGTGCGTGAGCTGAATCAGATTCAAAGCATACAGCATCATCAACTCGAGAGATTCGCTAACCATGTTTTTAAGCACGGCGCGTTAATCAACGGAAATGTGCCTAAAAAACTTGACACGCCTTATGTGACACTAGAGGCGAATAGCCCGTGGGATAATGCTCCGCTAAATCTTGATAGACTCAATGGAAAAACACTTAGAGGACGAACAAGCCAGATTGAAGCGATTTTAGTCAAATCCGTTCCTAAGAACAACACTAATCCGAACACAATATACGTCAATTACACCGTAACTGCAGTTGATCAAAAAACGCACATTTTCTTAGACGGCGAAATAATCGACATTGTTGACAATAACGATATTGTCACTTATAGCTGTAAAGTTCGCTGCCCAACATGCGCTGGCAACAGCGACCCTCTAGCCAAATTGCCGCCCACTGGGAAAGGAACCCTCTGGAGTATACCTGAAAGCACTTACTATGCTAGCGGATATTTCGTTGATATTGAGCCAGAAATCATAGTAGCAGAAAAATATACAACCGACAAAGAAAGTTATACGGTCGGGTTTGACGTGATTTTTGATATTGTCACATCCGATGATGATCCGAGTTTATATGATAATGCCCTCGGCTATCCGAATTTCTCAGCTAGCGGCGCAGATAGAGCAAGAATTCGTCTAGTTCCGAATATCCGATCAGCTAGTTATTCAGACGGAGAAAAATTCGTAACGCTAGCTCGCGTAACTAAAGGTATCGTTCAATATGTTAGAACGAAAACTGATTACGCTGCGCTAATGGATATGCTCGCCGAGAGAACATATGACCAAAGCGGTAACTATACCGTAATCCCATTCCAAGTAAAATTCTTCGAGCACCTGAAAAAGAGTGAAAATGATCCTAATGGATATTTCACTGTAGATGAGGGCGGCAATGATAACTTAATGGTTGGGATTATTAGCGCAGGAAAGGCATATGTAAAAGGATATCAAGTTGAACGCATTTCCGAATCAATGGTTTTTCTTGATAAGGCAAGAGAAACAAAGAAAATTCGAAATCAATTCAACAGATTCGGGAGCTTGAACTACATCCTCGTAACTCTCAACGATAATAGCTCTTTCACTCCAATCGGATCAACGGATTCAGGTATATTTACAAATGAAACAGTCGATCTCTATGACGGAGATATGAGCGGGAATCTCCCGACAGGCGCCGTTATCGGTAAAATGAGAATTTATGATGCTGAATATGACTCAACTGTTAAAGGCGTTGACCGATATCGTCTTTACATTGCTAATATTAGCATGAATCCAACGAAGACTTTTGACATGGTCAAGAGTCTCCATCGCACCAGCGCTGTTTATTTTGCGGCATCAACTGTACCAGACGATTTAACAAATAAGCCTAAAATCTACAACAGCAACTCAACAGCTCTGATCTGGGATATAGGCTGCGCACATGTAAAGAGCTTACATGATGCCGATAATCCCACTATTAGCAGCATAAGCTATACAAGACGTCAGAAATTCAGCGCAACCTTAAATTCTTCGGGAAGCTACACTTTCAGCGCAGGGACAAACGAAACTTTTGACACTGCAAATCCGACATATACACTTTGCGGAGTTGTTGGGAATGACGGAGCATTCATAAAACTCCCGCTATCAACACTCACAATAACACCGAGTTCTATTCAAGTTAATGCTCCTTCGCACGCAGGGAAGACATTCATTCTCTTCCACGGCGTCATAACCAGCAATGCAACTGAAAAGACGAAGACGTTGGTTAGTAGAGTTGACTCAGGTCTGCAGCTAAATCAAGGGACATTGACGTTGACGAAAGCAGACTTGTTTAAGATAACAAGTATAACCACTTACAACCCAACCGCACCCGATGTGAAGACAGACGTCACTGATTATTTCACGTGGACTATGGGGCAGACTGATGACGCATATGTTCCAGTGGTCGCGACAGTGAAGCCGACCGCCCCTAGTTGGGATGCAAAAAACAAATTTGATGTCACATACACATACTATGAACACAGCCCAGGCGATTTCTTCACAGTTGATAGCTACAGAAACATTGTTGATGATAAAAGTATGTCATATGGATATGAGGACATTCCCTATTTTAAATCATCTTCGGGTGTGACATATGACTTGAGGAGCGCGATTGACTTCCGCCCTCTAATTCTGGATGCATCGCCGATCGACGTAAAACAACCTTCATTTAACGGAATCTATAAGACAGACATTGAGTACTATCTTCCGAGGATAGATTTAATCGTCATTAACAAAGACGGCGACATTTTCCAGAAAAAAGGCATTAGCAGCGAATCGCCTGTTCCGCCAAGAATCGAAAGCGGCGATGAAATGGCGATTTACCAAGTCAATATGAAGCCGTTCGTCTATGACATCAAAAAAGATGTGACGATAAAGTTTATCGAAAATAAGCGTTATACAATGCGCGACATTGGGCGTATAGAGGAGCGCATTTCAAATATTGAATATCAGACGGTATTCTCTCTTCTTGAGAAACAAGCCGCTGATATGTCTGTCAAAGATGCAAACGGGTTTGATAGATTCAAAAACGGATTTATTGTTGACAACTTTATAAATTACCAAGCAGCGGACTTAGGTAGCAATGAGTTCAGAGCAGCTCTTGATAGAAAAGCGGCAGAGCTTCGTCCATCGTATACAATGTTTAATACAAAATTTGATTTGGATGCACTTGCTACTAAAAATGCTAGAGTACTAGGTTCTATAGCATTAATTGATTATGATAGCAAATTTTTGAATGCTCAGCCATATGCTAGCAAGCATATTTCTGTCAACCCATATTTTATCTATGAGAAAAAAGGTAAAATGGTTCTGTCGCCAGATAACGATAGCTGGTGTGACGTCAACCGTGAACCTAATATGGTTGTAAGCGTAGATACAGGCATTGACACGATTAACAGGATAGCTCAAAAATCTGGAGTCATCGGGATCGAATGGGGCGCTTGGGGCGTAATAAACACCACTATCAATAGCAGCGTGACCACTGAGCCGTGGTCTTCGTCATCCTCACAAAGTTGGACAAAATCATCCGTTACAGGCAGCTGGTCATCTGACAATGCTGGCGGAAATATTGTCACCAATACTGGAGGGACAACAACAACCACAGTCGGCGGAACCCAGACAAATACAACGACAACAACAATCCAAGACCTGAAGCGAGATGGCGTTCGAACTACATTTGACACTAAGACGTCTTCATATGATCTTGGGGACAGGGTAACTGATATCAATATCATACCTTACATGCGGTCTAAAGATATTGAGTTCCATGCAACTGGCATGAAACCCAATACAAGACTATATGCTTTCTTTGATGGCGTTGATGTGACGGATGATTGCCGACCATTGGATAATAAATCTCAATATGGAAGCAAGCTCGTTGTTGACAGCGAAGGAAACGTGTCAGGTGTATTCCGAATCCCGAGCGGTCGTTTCTTTAATGGTCAAAAGACATTCAGACTCACTAATGATCCTAAGGACAGCCGAGACCCCGATTTGCTAGTAACTAGCGCAGAAGCAATTTACTGGGCTGGCGGCGTTGATATTAGCAAGCAGTCAACGACAATGAATGTTATAACACCGACATTCGTTGACACTGCAACATCTGAAACGACGCAGAGCGTGAGCTCAGTGACAAGCTCAGCAAGATCTCAAGATTGGAGCTCGTCGTCAACAGCAATAGATTGGCAAAATTCGACGCAGACGACGACGTGGACGTCGGATCCGCCGCATCCGCCGCCACCGACTCCACCTCAGCCACCAATCGTGGACGTGATTCCAACTGCGACGACGCCTAAGGATGTGGCGCCTTGGCCTACGAGCAATCAGCCTACGAGCAATCAGCCTACGAGCAATCAGCCTACGAGCAATCAGCCTACGACGACGCCAGGGTCGCAGACGATCAATCCAACTCAGCCATATTTTTCTGGATGGTACGGAGAATCTACAAATAACAGCGACAACGGAGGATATGCGAACAACGGCAGCGACGGGAGAGGCATAGATAGCGTTGATGATAATAGCGATGAGAGCGACAGCAGCGACAGCAGCGACAGCAGCGATGGAGCCGCTGACGGAGCCGCTGACGGAGCCGCTGACGGAGGCGATGGTGGCGCTGGTGCTGGCGCAGGAGGCGATGGTGGCGCTGGCGCTGGTGCTGGCGCAGGAGGCGATGGTGGCGCTGGTGCTGGCGCAGGAGGCGATGGTGGCGCAGGAGGCGATGGCGGCGGCGACGGCGGTGGTGGCGGCGACGGCGATCCGCTCGCACAAACATTCCGCATAGATGATAGCTGCTTCATAACTGAAGTTGATTTATGGTTCCACTCAGTTTTTGAGAATGATAATATCTTCGTTCAAATAAAGAATACTGAAAACGGATACCCAGGAGGAACTATCCTAGGCGAAGCTAGATTGAATTGGGACAAAGTTAATGCAGATCCTTTCGGATTCACGCCAACACGCGTGACATTCCCATATCCAATTTTCGTTGAGGGCGGTAAAGATTATGCACTCGTCGTCGGAGGAGAATCGCCTGAAACTCGCATTTGGATTTCTGTCCTAGGCCAAGAAGACGTTACAAGACCAGGATTTGTAATTGACAAACAGCCGTCTCTGGGATCTCTTTTCAAATCACAGAACAATTCGACATGGACCGCAAGTCAATATGAGGATTTGAGATATGCAATGTACTGTGCATACTTCAAGTATGATGAAATGACATTGGGCCTCAAGAACTCGAAGCTCTCAGACGAAGTTATTGCATTCGATCCATTTGAAACTCAACAAGGCAGTCGAAAAGTTCGAGTGCACTCGAAAAATCACGGAGCATCAGTTGGAGACAAAACGAACTTCAAAATCGGCGAATTCACATGGCTGAATGTTTCCTCTTCCAGCGGCCAGCTAGTTGAAGGTCAGAAAATTGTTACCAGCACAGGTTCAGCAACAG